TACGTGCCGGATGGAGAAGTTGGACTACGCCTTGAACTCTCTCGCAGCTACTCCGAACGAGCTGCTCAAGGATCTCACCTTCGTGCCCGGCGGCGACCCCGTTCCTGGAGGCGAAGCAATCCACGTAGATTTTCACGCCGACCCCTACAAATACGACACCAACGACAGGCAACCCAAATGATCACGCACGGATGGCATGATTGGTTCGCATGGTACCCGGTCATCTGCCGGAACGGAACCATCATCTGGCTCAAGACTACCAAGCGTCGTAAAGTCACTAACGGACTCAAAGGAACTAAGACCTACCGCTCATGGTACGAATATACGTAACCGCTTGCAATAGGACCCCTAACCGGGTATTTAACGTAGCAACGTCTTAGTTAAGGAGACTTATAATGCTGAACAAGGAGGCTGACATGCTAACTAGGTAACTTCCGAAAGGGGGTGATTAGCATGTCACTCGCCATAAAAAGAAATAAGGACTCGGCCATGGCTCAGAGACTCAAGCATCTCGGTATTAACCGGACCGCTTGTAACTGTCCCATCTGCCACAATCTGGTTTCTTTGAATAGGCTTTACTTCCATCTCCCGGCTTGCAAAGGACGGTAGATGCTACAAATAGATCTGGTAACTGGCTCGCCCTAACTGCTGAATCGGTGTTTATAGGGATGGTAACGAGACAGATTGCAGATCCTGGGTCAGTGGGAAGCCCCCACATTGCTTAACACTGACCAGCCATCGGAGTCCTGAACCCTTCGGTGGCAACAGTTCCTCGCTGCCCCTCCGTGCAGCGAGTTTCGGTCGGCGGAAGACTTGCCTCCGTGGGTCTTCCGCCGACTTCGTGTGGTCCCGTAGCTCAGTTGGTAGAGCGGGAGTCTCTAAAACTCTGCGTCGTGGGTTCGAGTCCCACCGGGCACCGCCAACTCCAGATAACCTGCCGTAACTACGGCCTTGCCTCTCAAGCCCCTCCGTGCTAAGGCTGAAACCTTCACGAAAGGACCTACCCTTGGCTGACCCCGCGACTAACGCACTGAATAGAACAGGGTATGGCGGGTACGGATACCTGAACCATCCTCCCAAGACAATCAACCTTCCGAACTTTGACGTAGCGGCTCCCAAGTCCTACAAAGTCAACTATCCGATGTGGCTCACTCTGCGTGACTGCTACGCCGGTGAGCAGAGGATCAAGCAGCAGGGCGAGATCTACCTGCGTCGGCTGTCGGCTCACTCGCAGGAAGAGTACGAGTCCTACCTAAATCGTGGGTACTTCTACAACGCTGTTCGTAGGACGCACGTCGGCCTAGTCGGCTCTCTGTTCAGGAAGCCGCCTGAGTTCACCATTCCTCCCAGCATTAAGATTGACGTGACCAACATTACGATCCAGAAGGATTCGTTGGTCAATTTCTCGAAGACGGTTGGTCATGAGGTCTTGCTCACGGGACGCTACGGTGTCTTGGTGGACTTCATGGGAAGCAATGCCAAGGACGCGTACATCACAGGATACAACGCCGAAAACATTTACTACTGGCGTGAGATCGTGTGGGGACCGCGCAAGGTTATTGACCGCATCATCCTCATTGAAAACGAGACCGTGCAGACGGAGTACGGTGAGACGTGCCAAGAGATCTATCGCGTTCTGCGGCTGGACCCGGACGCTAACGGAAACCTTCTTTACTCACAGGATGTGATTCGGCCAGCGGCCGATGGTAAGGAAACTCCGACGGTACAGAAGATCAACTTTAACTCACGCGGTAAGTCACTGGACTATATCCCATTTGTGTTCTTCAACTCCACGGACAATCTGCCGGAAGCGAAGCCGGCGACGCTGCAAGACATTGCTACGATCAACATCAGTCACTATCAGTCGTCCGCTCACCTTGAGCATGGGCGCTTCTACGCTGGTATGCCGACTTATGTCACGTCAGGCGACGTTAGCGAACAAATTCCGGGACTCGGCTCACCATTGCCGAGGACGGTTGGTCCTAGCAATCTATGGGAGTTGGAGAAGGATGCAAAGGCTTGGCTTCTAGAGTTCACAGGGCATGGGCTCACCTTTCTGGAAAACGCCGTAGACTCCAAGCAGCTACAGATGCAAAGTCTCGGGGGGCGCTTGATCTCGTCGACTCGGCGCGCAGCCGCGATGAGCTCCGAGGCGTGGCAACTCCTGGAGACGGGTGATGAGGCAACACTTCTCGATGTCGCAGAAACCATGGATGCGGGTTTTGCTCGGGTGCTTAGTATTCTGGCTCATATCCGCGGTGATATATCTGACCCTGATAAGTCTGGCATCGTAGCCGAATTCAACAAGGAGTTCGTGCGCTCTGATCTCACGGCACGTGAGCTTCGGGCGCTGCAAGCTCTGCGCGAAGGCGGTCATATTCCTGAGGACGTTATGTATTACGCGCTCAGGTCGGTGAACGTCATCCCGATTGAATACACGCTGGAAGAGTTCAAGGCGCTGATGGATAAGAAGGACCAGAAGTACGAGCCGCCGACTCCACCGCCAATGGCGATCAATCCGAACCTATCGCCTCCTCCGAAGAACCCCGCCTCTAATCCTAAGGGTGGCTCTTTCGGCGGAGGAAACTAATGGCTCTCCCTTCCGGAGAGTTGCGACCGGTACCTCCGGATGCCCCCGTCGCAGGCCATGCTGAGTCTGGCGTAGTTCAGGGGGTCACTAAGACCAACTCCAGCACCGGAGAAGATAGCTACAAGACTCAGTTCGTAAAGGTGTATCAAGACGCTGGCGTGATTGGCGCTAGTATGCTGACTCTTCTCGTACTGTGTTTTCTTCTCGGTATGTTTTCGTTAAGACTGTTGAAGATGTACGTCGCACTAACAGAATCTCGTGATAAGCTGGACGCAGCTAGGACAGAGTTTTCTTCCAAGATGGTTGAGAAGATCATAATCCTAGAGACGACGCAAAAGAACGTCATTACTGAACTTCGTGCGGATCACACGATACAGACTACGAAACTGGACGCGATATTATCATGTCAGGATAGAATGAATGAACGTCTGGACCGCTACAACGAGGCCAACCATGATCGAAGGTCAGGGAATTCTGGCTCATCGCGCAATCCTTCTGGAGCCGCCTAAAATGCACTGGTGGCGTGTCATTAAGGAAGTTCTGACTCCGGGCGCTCCGGAGTTCAAGGCTCACTTGACCCGCCTAAGCAACCATGAGGCTGAACTCGTTAAGGCCTTGCAAAAGCTCGACCAACCTGCTATTCGTGAGGTGAAAGACGCCACTGACGAAGCAGCGGAGTTCTAGTAGATGTTTTCTCCTCTGGTTCCTTGGCAATACGAAATCACCCTTCGAATCTTTGCCTCGGTCTATATTCTCTGGGGAGCTATGTGGGGTCTGGTCGCCTACCACTATGGAAGAGCATCACAGACTTCTTGGCGTGAACAGGGTGGGACATGGAAGCGTTCGTTTAGCGACTTCTTCCGAGTCTACCTGTTTGCATGGCAGAAATTTCTCTGCGGCATTCATCTGATTAAGAGTCCTGAGATCTGTGAAGATGAAGTACCTACTCGTTATACGATTGGGCATCACCTTCGGTTTTCTATTCTGCTAGGGGCTATTACTCCACTCTTTCTCACAACTACTCTGGCAGAGACAGATCGCCATGAGTGGAACTTCATAACTTTCTGCATCATCATAGTCCTACTTATGATCAGCTCTATGGGTGCTGCGGGGCACTTGTTTATCGCCTACCGTATGAGCCCGAAGAGCTGGACTCGCGTCGTTGTTGCTGCCACTGTCTGGCTTATAGCTGGACCCATCTTCCTGATAAAGATCAACTGGCCTTAACTAGGAGAATCCTCATGGCTGATGATGACAAGACCCTTACTACGAAGACGACTTCAGACGCTGAGACGAAGCCCGCGGTGCCGAGCAAAAAGCGTCAGTACACTCATGAGCCGTCGGATACGACCTACGAGCTGAGTGACGAAGACTTCGCTGACATGAAGGCGAACCCTGATCGTTGGCTCGGCCTCCCATGCCCGATGTCAGATATTCCTGGTCCTGTGCGTATTGGACCGGACGGTGAAGTCGTCTGGACTGGTTCCAAGGAAAAGGTTGATCCTTACAATATGCCGAAGTAGTCCTCCCGCATCTCCGGGACTACAAACTCCCTGCTGAATTCCTCAAGGTTCAGCAGGGAGTTTTCTTTGTAAAATAGTGCTTGTCAACTCCATGCAGCCGTGCAATAGTCAGACCGCTTCCCGAGGGTCGGGAAGTCTTGGTGACGGGGTCACCCTGCTAGGAGACTAAAATGCCCGAACTTATGTTCGACACCCAGGACGCCGTGCCTGAGGTCTTCCGTTCCATCGCAACGGAAAAGGATGGCAAGTTCGCCATCAATGTGGTCCCCAAGACCGAAGTCGATGAATTCCGCAATAACAATCTGAATCTCGCCAAAGAGCGTGATGGTTACAAGTCTGTCATCGGTCGTCTTCAAACCGACGCTGGCTTTGATCCGGCTGACCCGGACACCTTCATCACCAGCTATGGCGAGCTCAAGAGCATCAAGCAGCAGGTTGACGACGGGAAGCTCGTCGCTGACAGCTCGTTGGAATCGGCCGTCGAGGCTAAGACCGGTGAGATGAAGCGCTCGTACGAGACTCAGATCGGTGATCTCAAGAAGAACAATGGGACGCTCGCATCTGAGAACGAAACCCTCAAGGCTCAGATCACTCGGAACAACATCAACAATCAAGTTATGGAAGCGATCAACCATCCGGACTCGGGTGCGCTTCCGTCGGCTACGAAGCATATCCTTCGTGAGGCGAGTGAAGTATTCACGGTTGACGAGAACGGATCTCTTGTTGCCAAGGATGCTCAGGGTCATATCATCTACGGTGCCAATGGGTCCGACCCGTTGACTCCCGCGGAGTTCCTCAAGAACCTTGAGGAAACTTCCCCGTTCTTCTTCAAGTCGTCGCAGGGCGGTGGGTCTCAGGGTGGAGGCGGTGGTACCGGCACGTTGTCGCCGACTCAAATCGCAGCCATGACCCCAGAAGAAAGAATGAACTACGGTCGCGCACACAACATGGCCGGTTAAGACTGAGAGGCCGAGTAGTTCCTCGTTCTGCTCGGCCTCCCACTTTCCCATGTCTGCAGAAAACTTCTTTATCTCTAACCCTAAAGGGAACAACGTTGACCTAGAGGTCACGTTCATTTCTGCACAAGGTAACAAGAAGAAGTTGATTATCGTACACCCCGGTGAGACTGCGAAGATAGAGAAGAAGGAAGTCGGTGTTAGAGAACTACCCCGGCCAGAGCGTTTGGAACTCAACGCTTCCGGTGAATATGTTAAGGATACTCGCACAGTAGTCGGTAGTCTCAAGCGTGTGTTTGTCCCACCCTCAGAGCCCGCCTAAGCGCTTCTCGCCGCCAGCTAGGCCCACGCCCCGCCCTACAGCGCCGCGCGCTCGAGTGAGGCCCGTAGAAGTCACAGAATACCATTGACAGGCCCCGGCAAAGTTTTTGCAAAATAAGGCTTGCCAAACCCTCCGATCTGCCGTATGAGTCGAGGAGTGGCTTTAGAGAGCCACCCCTTCATCGCGGTCTTCGCGAAGTAACGAGGAATTAGATCATGCCCATGACTCTCGTAGAGGCCGCAAAGCTCGAGACTCGTAATCTCGTTCGTTCCGGTGTCATCGAACAATTTGCTCGCACCTCTGAAATCCTTCGGGTTCTCCCGTTCCAGGATATTCAGGGTAACGCTCTTGCCTACAACCGCGAAGAGCAGCTTCCTGGCGTCGCCTTCCGCGGTGTCAACGAGGGCTACCCGGAAAGCACCGGCGTCATCAACCCCGCGACCGAGACTCTGTACATCTCGGGCGGCGATCTTGACGTTGACCGCTTCATCATCAAGACGATGGGTCCGCAGGTTCGTTCCACCCACGAGAACATGAAGATCAAGGCTCTGGCTCAGACCTGGACCAAGACCTTCATCAAGGGGGACACCCAGATTCAGCCTCGCGAGTTTGACGGTCTTCAGGCTCGCCTGACTGGCTACAATCTCATGGACGCTGGCGCGGACAGCCCGGTCGGCTCCAACAGCGCGAACGGTGACGCCCTCTCGCTGGATACGCTGGACGCTGCCATTGATCGTGTCGCCGGCGCTACTCACATCCTCATGGCTCGTGCCATGCGCCGCAAGTTCAAGGCTGCTCGTAACAGCACGACTCTTTCGGGTCAGATCTCGCTCGAGAAGGACGATTTCGGTCGCCCGGTCGAAGTGTATGCTGGTCTGCCGATTCTCACGACCTACGGTGATGCAGTCAACCCCGACCCGCTCGGCTTCAATGAAGCGAGTCCGGGTGGCGGCACGGCCACCAGCACTTCGGTCTACGTCATCAACTTCGGTGTTGATGGCGTTTCCGGTATCCAGAACGGGGGCATCGATGTTCGCGATCTGGGCGAATTGAATGACCTGCCTCTGTTCCGTACTCGCGTTGAGTGGTACGCTGGCATCGGTGTGTTCAACGGCTCGGCGGCGGTCCGTATCCGCGGCATCAAGAACGTGGCTCTCACCGCGTAATCTCAAAGCGGGACGTCCCGAATAGGAGTGAACAGTATGACTACTTCGCGCGGAATTTTGAATGCGACGCTTGATGTCGCCATGATCCTGAAGGATGCCGGGGCCGTTACGACCTCGGGTGCCGCTCAGGTGGGTGGTGTCGCTCGAGTGTTGAACGTTGGCCCGGCATTTATGCAGGGCGTCTTCACGGTCGACTTCAACGTGCTGGATCTCACCAGCGCTGACGAAGGTTACGAAGTTCGTCTCCAGGCCTCCAGTGATCCGACCTTCGCTTCGGATGTCAGTGTCATCGCGACTCTCCGCGCTGGTACCGCGACCGGTAACTCGGCGGAAGGTGCCGTTGGCATCGGTCGTCGTCAGGCGGCGTTCGTCAACGTCAGCGAAGATGGTAAGCCCCTCCAGTATCTGCGGGCTTATATCGTCGTGTCGGGTACGACCCCGTCGATCAACTGTCAGGCATTCATCGGCCAGAACCCGCTGAACGGCTAAGGAGAAACGTAAATGGAAACCCTTCTTCCCTCCACGCTTGTTCCGGGCATGGTCGCGGTCGTTTCAGTTACCGAAAAGAATCCCGTTCCCCAGAACGTGTTTCCGATCGATGCCAAGGAAATGATCGTCGCCGGCACTCACAAGCTCTACGAAAATGGTTCGGTTGAGGCGGCTCGTCTCAATGCTAACCCGCTCCGCTCGGGTCGCACTCAGGTTGATAATCCCGACCTGATCGTGGCCGAAGTGGCTGGCGCTAACGGTGCGGTCATTGTCGCTGAAACGGCCGAAAAGGCAGACGAGATCATCCAGGCTGGTGATCATGCTGACGACACTCCGGCTGCGAAGCCGGCGGATCCTGCTTCGACCCGGACTGCTTCGCAGCGTACTGCTGCGGACCAGAAGGCTGCCGAGGAAGGTGCGAAAGCTGCTGCTGCCAAGACGGCTGCTGACGAGAAAGCTAAGGCTGACGCCAACAAGTAACGACTTCGCTGCCCGCGAAAAGACAGCGCCCGTCGTAGCTTCGGTTACGGCGGGCGTTTTCTTAACTTGTCAGGGCCGGGAGCCTGTGGTAGAGCTCGTTCGAAGGAGTTGACATGGCCTCGTTGAAACCCACGATTGACTCCAAGAGCACCATCACGATCTTCCCTGAAGAGGGTCTGCTGATTCCTTTTTTAGAGAAAGACCCTTCCGGTAATCCAGTAGATCTAACAGGCCTAGATCTGTCGTTTCATCTTGCGTCTGGGTATGAAAAGGATCTAGTCTCAGACCCGAATGACCCGTTGGGTCGCAGAATCCTTCTTACTCATGCGGAGCTGAAAGCTAATCTCCCATCAGGAGGAAGTAAGTGGGCAGTCGTGGATTCCACTGGTGAGGTTCCAGTGACACTAGCGTTTGGTTCTATCGTGTGGGAGGACCCTTCGTGGATAGACTAGTAGTCACTCGCGATGAGATGATTATAGTCTCTCGCCCGGCTTCCAGAAACACGATAGAAGTCGCTAGGGCAGCTACTCACGCTGAGTTTCTCCGCTCCGGTATCCCCGGGGCGAAAGGAAACACCGGCGACAAAGGTGACACAGGATCTATTGGAGATCCTTTCGTGTATGTTCAAGGGTCTCCTAGTGCGATCTGGACAGTGAATCATAATATTGGTAGATACCCTGCGGTTATTCGAGTTCTTTCTCCGGGCGGCGTAGAAGTTGAAGCAGACGTAAGAGATATTTCAGTTAACCAATCTCAGATATTTTTCGCCAGCCCCCAGACCGGATCTGTCAGGGTAGTCTAAGGAGAATCCAATGGCAAAGCCTATTCTTACCGATCAAGACTTCGGCGGCGTAGCGAAGGTCATTGGCCTTCCTGCCCCGACGTCTTCCACTGATGCTGCGACGAAGGGCTACGTTGACAGCGCGGTCGAAGGTCTGGCGTGGAAGGACAGTGTTCGCGTAGCCTCTACTGCGAATATCAACCTTGCTGCTCCCGGTGCCACGATTGATGGTATCACGATGGCGGCGAATGACCGGTTCTTGGCGAAGGACCAGACGACCGCTAACCAGAATGGTATCTACATCTGGACTGGTGCCGCGACTCCTGCGACACGTGCGGCTGACATGGATACGGCAGCTGAGGTTGAACAGGCCGTTACCACGGTTGAAGAAGGTACTTCCGCGGCAGCTACTTTCCGCCAGACTGCGGTGAATGTCACGCTCGGCACGACCTCTTTGTTGTGGACTTCGTTCGGCACTTCGGCTCCTGCGGCTTCGGAAACTACGGCTGGTATCGCTGAGATCGCTACTCAGGTAGAGACGGACGCTGGTACTGACGATGCTCGCATGGTCACTCCGTTGAAGTTGAAGACTAGCAAGCTCTTCAATAAGAGCTTCACTGCGACGATCGGTGACGGCTCTGCGACTTCCTTTAACATTGACCACAACTTCAATACTCGTGCTGTAGTCGTGGAAATCTACAAGAACAGCGGTAACTACGATACGGTAATCGCAGATGTCACTCGCCCGAGTGTTAACCGAGTAACTGTGACTTTCGCGGTTGCCCCGAGCGCCAGTGCCTACAACGTAGTGATTCAAGGTACTCAGGCTTAATACTAAGGGATACTCATGGCTTTCGACTCAGTAGACAGCCTGATTGCCGGTTTTCAACCACCGGCGTTCTTCGGGAGACAAGTTACCCCTGCTACGTTAGGTCCTCTCCGTGTGTTCGGAGGTACTTTCTCAGGATCTTCTATTCCGGGAACCGGAGGAGGATTCTCACCCGGAACGGCCGGAGAACCCATGATTGGGCCGGCTCTTCCAGGATTTCTGATGAAGTCTAACCCTCCGTCTGGGACAGAGGCTAGGCTAGCGAAGTTCGCAGGATTTTCATCTTCGTCAGGGATGCTGTGGCTGGTGGACCGCCTCTGGCAGAATAGCGGCTTAGCAGGATCATTTACTAGCACCGCTCTCACTATGTCGGGCGGTGGTATTCCCGCACGAGACGATAACGGAACTACAGATGGTTTAGGAGTCTTGTGTGGTATAGAAGCCCAGACGAGCGTCGGAGCTGGAGTTCCCACTACTACCCTAACCTACACTAATTCGGACGGGACCTCGGGCAGAACTTCCACTATAACAATCCCGGGAGCATCCGCAGCAGCAGGGACTATAGATCTGTTTCCCTTAGCTAGTGGTGACAAAGGGATCCGTAGTGTCGAGAATATTGCTCAGTCCTCTACACGAACTTCTGGAACTCTGGGTTTAGTTCTTTACAGAGTGCTGGCCGTGCTAGACTTACAGAGTGCTATTCCTGCTTCTATCGACGCAATTTCTAGCGGGCTTCCCAGAATTTATGACGACAGCTGCCTTCAATTATTCTGGAACCCGCAGAGTACCTCTGCTCAAACTTACTACGGAAGTATAGCGGAGGTCTGGGGGTAATGGCTTTAGATTCAGTAGATAAGCTAGTAGCCGGTTTCCAGAAGCCGCGGACATTTGGGAAGTCGTTCACACCTTCTACTCTTGGGCAACTGCGAGTTCACTCCATATTTCAAGGTATCGGTATGCCCGGTCCTGGAGTAGCTTCCTCAGCAGGTGTGGCAGGGGAAGCTTTAAGCGCACCACTATTAGGATGCATCCCACGGTCTAATCCGACGTCTGGACTTCAAGCGCGGTTAGCTCGTCTCACGGCATTTACTTCCCAAGCAGGAATGCTCTGGTTAGTAGATCGCTTGTGGCAGAACTCCGGTTTGAGTGTGACCTCAACATCTACTCAGACAGTTTCTTCAGTAACTCTCCCTGCTAGGGACGACAACGGTGCTACTGATGGCTTTGGAGTCATGTGCGGGGTAGAAGTAACCTCTGCTGTAGGGACAGGCACTCCCACTCTTACTTTGAGCTATACAAGCTCCGCCGGCTTCGGAGGTAGAACCGTTAGTATCGCTGTTGCAGGTGCTAGCGCTGGCGTCGGAGCTATGGAAATATTTCCTTGGGCGTCGGGGGATAGAGGAATTCGATCTATACAGTCCTTGGGTCAATCCGCTACCAGAACTACGGGGGCGTTCAGCCTAGTTCTCTTTCGTGTCATAGCGATGATGGATTGTCAGGCAGCGAATGTGAACTTTTTAGATCCTATCACGGGAGCTCTTCCTCGGATTTACGATGACAGCTGCCTCCAGTTTCTCTGGAGTCCCAATTCGGCTAGTGCCACTTCAATGATAGGGAACTTGTCGGAGGTCTGGGGATGACACAGCCGAGTGATCTAGCGACGTTGATGGCTGGCGTACAGCCGGAGTACCCATACAACTTTCAGCGTAGCTTTGCTTCTCTGGCAGTCGGCGGCGGCGGCATAATGCTCAACTCCTCTTGGTACTCTAGCAGCAAGCTCGGTCCGTCTACGGCTCCTACTATCGGTTTGAATGGGGAAGCTGTAGTTAATTCCCTAGGGACGCAAATCCAAGGGAAGTATCCACGCAACGATAACCCAAGTGGGGTCAACGCGTATATTACAGAGATACGTACGAGGAGCGGTCTGGTAAGCGATCAGTTTCGTATTACCGGAGGAATCTTTATTATAGACCGCCTCTGGCATAACAGCGGGATAGACGTTACTTCTACCTCAGTGCAGACTCTTAGTTCACCGGCAGCTCATGCTGCTCGTGATCGCAATGGAGCTGCGAACGGAGCCGATGTATGGGTCGGAATTCAGGCCTCTACGGCTTGGGTCGGAGCAGCCTCCCCGACGATTTCTATATCTTACACAAATCAAGATGGAACTTCTGGTAGGACTGCTAGCTGTGTTCCCCATTCCTCACTTGCTGCTGGAGACATAGCTCTGTTTTACTTGCAGTCTGGTGACACCGGAGTTAGGTCTATACAGTCTGTTCAATTTTCGGCAGCTAAGACTTCGGGCGCGGCGAGTCTAGTGCTTTTCCGTATGATAGCGGCGTACCCGATACCTATGGTTGGGTATGTTTCTCGTGAAGACTACCTAACTCTAGCGGGACCCGATATCACAGATGCCGTGCTAGAAATCTGCATGATGCAGAACTATAACTCCTCGCCTTCTTCAAGCGGAGTTATCATCACAGAGTCCTACGTCTGATGCCTTCCCACACTAATCTCCTCGTTACCCATACGGGCTGGACTGATCTACTAGATCAACCGTGGAAGAATTGGTTCTTCGGCACTGTGACCGTGGAGACAGTCTACAAGGGTGCGGAAACTATGTCCGTCCACTACAAAGGCTCTCGTACAGAAGCTCAACTCTACTTAGGCGCTAAAGACCTCTTCCCGTAATAATTCGATGTTCAACTAGGCGTTCATGAGTTATACAGTGAATAAGGAGAACACCCATGGAGCTGATTGTTGAAGATGGCTCGGGAGTGGTCGGAGCTAACAGCTATGTCTCTCTGGAAGAGTCCAACGACTATTTCAGCATCCACCCTTACTACGCTGACAACTGGACTGATATGGATTCCCTACGCAAACAGGGTCTCCTCATCAATGCCACGCGCTATCTCGATCTCATGTTCGTTTGGCAAGGATATCCCACTTACGTAGAGCAAGAACTTGATTGGCCTCGTCAGCAAGTCTATAATCTTGATAAGCGTGTGTATCTGGACATGAACACCATTCCTGGAGAGATTCGGGCCGCTGCTTGTGAGATGGCTTTCCACTTGTCCAAGGGAGACACTTTCGCGGCCAAATCATCCGAGGGCTTGGATAGTCTTAAGATCGATGTAATTGAGCTTAACTTTAGTGAGTCTGTGACCACGCGCCCGGTACCGGCGCAGGTGGTACTGCTACTGACCGGCTTCGGAGCCTACGCATATTCAGGACATAATAAAAAGGTTCTCGTTGGGTGAGTCTAATTAACACTCTTCAGGACGGCGTGGAAATCGCCTTTGCTAACGTGTCAGATTTGGTGCGCCTCGGCACCTACCAGACGAAGGGAGGTGATCCAGTCTACGATCCTGTGTCGGACACGATGACAGGTGGTAGTCCAAAGACCTTTGATAAGGTCAGGATTCTGGAGACTTCCGCACAAGCCGAGGAACGGGAAGCCTCTCAAGTTACTGTGAGTGATAGTAAGTTCTTAATACCGTTTGTTGATCTTCCTAATCATGACCCTTCCGAGACAGACACTATAATCATGGATGGTGTTGATTACAACGTGGTCACCCGAAAGAAAGTACCGGGGCAAGCCATCCACATTATTTTCTGTCGCAAGGCATGATGAAGGTTACTTTCAAACGCCCCCGAGGCTTGAATGAAGAAGGGCGTCGTCAGGAGAAGCTTCTTAAGATTTATGTGACCACCCTGCTAACGAAAGGTCTCACTCAGTTCCAACATGATATTATGGAGACTCCTGTTTACACTGGCAAGATGCTAGTGAATTTCAGGTGGAGCCTTGGTTCACCGGTAGAAGGAATCCGCGCAGCAATCGCGCAGCCGACACTTCCTGGTAAGACCAGTGATCTCCCTCTGGGTTCAGAGCCTCGTCGTATTGCTAACGCTCGTGTCGTAGAAGAAGAGTTCCAGAGTATGATAGCCTCTATTCGTGTGAACCCGTTCCAGGATATCTATCTACGAAACAATGTTGAATACTTTAGCGAAGTGGAGTATGGTTCATATGCTCATGTTGACGGGAAGACTTCTCGTACTCCTCCGGGCGGTATGACTCGTCGGGGTGAAACGGCTCTTGAGCATTACATGGAAGGACTCTTAAAGCGTGTCGCGTGATGTAGAAAGAAGTGCTGTATTCGCTCATCTTCAGAGCGTCTGGAACTCTGCGGCCGACGGTCCTCTAGCGATACCTAACCTCCCATTCAATACTCCCGCCAAGTCTCCGTTTGCTGATGTTCATATTGTAGAACGCGGAACCTACCGCAAGAGTCTCGGTATGAACTTCTACAAGAGATTTGAAAATACCCTTCAAGTTGATATGTATTCTCCTGCCGACTCCGGCACTAAAAGATCCAGAGCTACGGCTGATCGCCTGGAGGATATCTACCAAGATCTCATACTTCCACTGACTGACGGCGAGACTGTCATCTTCGGTACTCCCAGTTCCAGGACTCTCGCTCTGAATGAGCAGCGAGCAGCGAACCTAGACGACAACTGGGATAGATATATGTTCGAGGTCCCGTACTATCGTGACCAACAAGTCGAAAAGTAATGCTTGCTCAGCTCCCTTAAATGAGGTAAGCCTAGGCAAATTCAGGAGACCAAGCTGATGGATTCCAATAGAACCGCCCTTCGTGTTGTGAAGGAAACCTCCTTCGGCGTGGCTCCGGCTAACCCGATCTACAAGGAGATTCGTCGTACGTCAGATGCTCTGGCGTTTACTCCTACGACTGAAGTCTCTTCGGAGATTGAAGCTACTCGTCAGGTCACGGATCTCATCCGTACCGGCAACGATGCTGGCGGTGATGTCGGTCTGGAGTTCTCTCTTGAGAACATGGACGTGTTCATGGAAGGGTTGTTCTGCAATCCTTGGCTTCGTACTCCTGAGGTCGCGAATGGTCCGAATTGGAAGTACGGTGCTTCGGCTACTCGTATCACGGCGATTGCTGCGACCTCCATCACGCTT